TTATTAGTAGTAGTAGGAATCGTTGCACCCTTAATCCATGCCGGTTGTGGCGGTGTTGTGGGTACGCAGTACCCCATCCAACCGTCCCTCGTAGCCTCGTTGTAGGTTAGTTAATTAACTAAAACCCGCTGGGCGTTAATATGTGCGTCCAATGCTCACGCTGTAACAGCCAATTTTACTGCCTACACAATCGAAATGAAGACAAAGTCAGTGCGATCAACTGCATTGCTGACTATTATTTTGTATCTTCATGCCAAGTATGCTGTCCCTTCAGAGGTGATGCCTGATGGTGCAATGGATTGCAGAGCGTGACGCATGGTTCAACACCCGTCTTGTGTGCTGGTCATGCAATGAAACGACATGGAAGCAAGACGAATACCTGAACATGCGACATCCAATCCCCAAAGATTTCACTCCAAGCATTCGATGGTGGACCTGCAAGGGGTGTTTTCAATGAGAATGACCAAGACTTTCTCCCTCGATGTCAAGACGATCATCAAATTAAAGGCCCAACGCAACCAATCCATGACGGTTGAGAAGGCAGTCAACAAATACCTGAAGGAAAAGGAAGATTTTAGCCTCGCAGACATCCCTACCAAACAGTTGATCGCCGCTCTTCTCCATCGAACGGACGATGTTGTTCTAGAAGCTGCTCTAAAAAATCAGTTGTCAACATCTTGACTTTCTTCTTTGATGATCGAGATAATTGCTTCTTGATCGGTGATGTCGTATTCTTCCATCAAGATGTAATAATTCACTCGTGCGACATTCGAATTTGCCACTGATGGGAAGATTAAATTCAAATCTCGGACAACAATATGATCGGGATCTACAAGATGGAACTGATCAATCCCATATCCAGTGCCGGTATTGTATGCCGCCCATGCAATTTCTCGGTTATCAGAGGCGTCACTAAGAGCAGATGTAATGTCGATGGACATTGAAAGGTGTGCTTGTGATGAAAATGCGTCCTCAAAACCAGTAGCATCGGCATTCCAAATACGGAAACCGATGATTCGGTACCCTATGTTGATTCGACCATCATCAAGAATTAGTGGTCGACGGCCAGTATTGGGCGGATCGCCACCTGCGCGTGCGGGAAATGTGTATGTTCCCCTTAAGGTACGGACTCGATCTCTGGAGCGCATCACATCTTCCTCCGTAGTTTGTGAGCGTATGCCATGATTTTTGCTTGGGTAGCACCTGCACGCATGCTTCCATTCTTCTTGCGATAGCGCGCATTGGACTGCTTCAGGGCTTTTGCCATCTTTGGATCCTTACGCTTCTTGCGTGGTTTTGGCACGGTGGGGTTTCCTCCAGAAGCCAAGATCTTTGCAACCTCGAGTGCTAGGTTCTCAACGATCGTAGGAGCGACAGTGGACGCCGCAGGTTTGAGGACAGCAGGAAGAGGGGTCAAGGCTACGCCGGTCTGTACAAGATAGTCAGCGGCGGCCCTCAAGGCGGCGGCTCGTTCTGCGTCGGTAGGCATAGGTGATCGCCTCACTGTTGGGAGAGAGCGAGTGCCATTGCCGCGGCTTGAGTCATGGTTTCAACAGTGCATTCCAGAACAATCGAAACTTGAGATAGGATGTTGAATCCTTGATCTACGCCCAAGTACATTTGTTCAACAGCGATGAGATAGCCATCTGTCCAGTCTTGTGGACCAGCGTTCATCGTTTCGTTCAGAAGAATAAGTTCTGATCCAGCACCTGCTCCAACCCGTAGGCTTCCAGAAGCAACAACACTACGGTTGTTCAAAGCAACTGTGCCGACTTGTTGTTGAGTGGTCAATTGGAAGGTAGAATAGGAATTTGTCCCTGCGGCTGGTACATTGATCGATTCGCTAGGCGATCCGTATTCTACACTGATGTTGTGGATCCGAAGAACCGATTTGCCTAGAGCATCGACATAGGATCCTAGGTCGAGAGCCGCTTCTGCGTAGTCTGTGCCGTCTGTCAATACTTGCGCTCGGATGAAGAAAGAATCTGTTCTTGCCATAATGTAGGGTTATCCCAAGGAGGTTATTAGTAGTAGTAGGAATCGTTGCACCCTTAATCCATGCCGGTTGTGGCGGTGTTGTGGGTACGCAGTACCCCATCCAACCGTCCCTCGTAGCCTCGTTGTAGGTTAGTTAATTAACTAAAACCC